CCACCAACGTCACCGGCGTGGGGCTGGGTTCATCAAGCTGTTCTATCTGCTCGGTCAGCAATACGCCGCGCCAATAAAGTTCAGGCGTCACCGCGTCAGGATCGCGGATGATCTCTATCAAGAATTGCCCTTCTTCGCCTGATGGTATGGTGCTATTTAGAAACGTCTCAAATCCTGACGTCTCATTGAACACAGTAAAGGAAACGCTGCTCCCAAGAATGGGTTCAAACTTGCTTTCATTGTTGCCCTTGTATGATAACGTAAAGCCATCACTGGCCAATTTCAACTCAATAGGCGTGGCGCCAGGGAAGGCCGTGTCATCAATGTTGATGCGCCATTCTTCACCTTGCTCATCGGCGAACTCTGCAAAAAACTTGGTAGCCATTAGAAGGAACGTAAACGGTTACGGTCAATAGCGCTGCGCTCATTGGTTAAGAGAATGTCTTGACCACGGATCACGCCTGTGACCTGAACTTGATTGCCGCCCATCATGTCGCGCAGCTTGTTCAGCGGTGCGACAACCTCTGGATTGATACTGCTTGTTCCTGGTCCCTCGCCGACCATTGCCAAACTAGCGCCGGTGAAAAGTCCACCGTCCTCCATCTGTGGAATGCCGCCCAAGCCCATGCCGCCCATCATAAACTTTTTAAAGCCACCGAGCGCCGCACCACCACTGCCACCAGTAAAGAGACTGATGGCACCAAAGGCAGCCGCCAAGGCCAGTGCCTTTTTTAAGAGGCGCTCCAGAGTTTCCATAACATAATCACCGAAAGATTGGGTGCTATCTGAGATGGCATCAAAAGCACCGCTGAAAAACTGTGGCAGCTGATTGCCGGCATATTGTGCCATTGCCACCATGCGGTCCATTGGCAACTGCACAGCTGTCGCCACAGCTTCGAAACTTCCCTTTAGTTCATGGTTGGCGTATGTACTGGCTAGAATGTCTTCAGCTAAAACAGGGTGCAGTTCTTTGGCTTTGCCCAGTTCTAGAAGGTGACTGCGCTCCATCTGCACCAGCTCTTCTTTTACCTTCTTGTTTGCTTGCTTGGCGGCCGTCTCTGTTTCCGTGTTCGCAATGACGTCGCCTTGCGCTAACGTGCCACTTAGAACCTGGTTATTCAGATCACCTGTGGCCTGTGCCAGCATCTTCTGCATTTCCAGAAGTGGTTTCAATGCGGCCGCCTGCTCTTTGGCTTCTTCCATACCTGGTGCCAAACCACCAAGGCCCATAATATTCATAACGCCCATCAAGCCCACTTGCGCCGAACTTGGGCCGCCAGTAGATGCGCCCATGATTTCGCTTATGGCCTTGCTGGCAGCGGCCATCTTTTGTTCAACCTCATCAAGGTTGTTTGTGCTTGCTGTACCAAAGCCTTCCATAGCTTCCTCAGCCAAGCCCAATGCCGCTGCTACATCGCTTTGAGCCACGCCGCTTAGACCTCGCAGGCTTTCTGTAGCTGATTCCAGTAGCTTACCAAACTTGGAGGTAATGCCGGTTTTCTCTGCCGTCTTGGCCAACTCTATTCCTAGATTGTCCATGAGCGTACTGATGCGGCCTTCTACCGTCTTACTCAGGTTCTCCATAGCGCCGGCAGCCAAGCCGCCTTCCTTGGTCATATTGCCTAGCGCCTCATTAAACTGTTCGACGCTGACAGCGCCGGCGCCAAATTCCATATTGGCATCACCCGTGACGGTGCGCAGCTGATCGAAGATGGGGATACCGCGTTCAGCAAGTTGGTTGAGGTTCTCCAGCTCCACCTTGCCTTTGGCCTGAACCTTGGCAAAGATGGCCGCAATGTCTTCAATGCTTTGTCCAGAGCTGGCTGCGATGTCGCCCAGCATCTTTAATTGGTCCTGCAATTCGTTGCGCTGCGTGCCGACAGCTAAGAGCTGGCGTGCGGCGCTACTAACCTGCTCAAGTTGAAAGGGCGTTTTAGCCGTGAAGTCATTCAACTCCTTCACGATCGCAGCCGCCTTGTTCGCGCCGCCGGCAATGCTGATGAAGCCAGTGCGCAGCGTCTCCATTTCTGCGCCCTTCTTGATTAGAATGCCAATGCCTGCAACTAGCGTGGTTCCAATGACAGCAGCAACGTTCTTGGCCATGCCGGCAATAGCGCCAAAGTCAGCACTAAAGCGTCGCTTCATGCCGTTTAGATCGGCGTTCAGCTTGCGTAAGCCTTTCTTTTCTAGGCCTACTGTGACCTTTAGATCTTTAAGTTTTGCCATTGCTGTGCCCCTTTAATACTTGGCGCAACATGTTGGCGTGCGCCTTATTCTTTTTAGGTTTCTTTTCCCATGGGAAGATAGCTAGGTCACGCGGCTTGATTGACTGCCCCTTCTTAGCGTGTGGCGACAGCATCAACGTAGCCAGCCAGCGCGTGCGTTCCCAGTCAGCCTGTTGCCTCACCTCTTCCAGCTGGTGGAAACCTTCTGCGGCCAAGATGAACTCATGCAACGTGAGGTCATAAAAAGAGATGGGGTCAAGCCCTATTTGGCCCAACCCCACCTTGATGCAATCTTCTAACGTTAACGGCTTGCCGCTACCTTTTTTTTTCCGAGCCAGCACCCAACATGCCGGCCACTGCCTCACCAAGCGCCTCCAGATCGCTTAGATCTATAAGGCCTAGGAAGTCGTCTAACGTCCACTTGAAAGGAACATCAGCACTCTTTGCACCGCTTTGGGCCATGAAGTACACCAGTGTTCCAATCTCTACAACATCGTCAGAGAGGTTGCCCAACTCTATGCCTGCTTCTTTCTTGGCGTTAGCCAAGGCGCGCATATCGCACCGCAAGGTGAATTCCTTGCCTGAAAGAGTCAGCTTCATTAAGCAGTGACCTCAGTGATAGCACCCGTCACCTCCAGCGTAGCGCTGTAAGTCACGTTGTCTTCTGTGCCTGCGCTAATCTCAAGGCTGGTAACAAAAGCGTCGCACTCATAGTGGTAATCATCACTAGCCCCATCAAGACCAAAGATGACGTGAGTGGTAGCACGCGAATTCAACACAGCAAAGAGGTCAGCACCTGCACCGCCTGCACCGTCATCATCTACAAGGCCGCTGATGCTGATGCTTGCCGACCGCGTAGACTCCAACAGTTCACGGAATCCGCTGCTGTCTTTCGTGGTTATATCGCGCGTCTCCATGCTGATGGAGATGCTGCCTTCTGTCTGATCAGGAACGGCCACTTCTGAACCGTCGGCACCGATCTTCAACAGGAATACTGTACCGTTAATGATAGCCATTACTTCTCTGCTTTTTTGCTTTTACCGCTGATAGTCTGAATGATAATGCGAAGGTACCCAACCACCTGGTCATCACGCTTTGAAGGCGTAAGCGATACATACACATCCAAGGCGCCAAGTATGGCAAGGGCAATGATTGCCCAGTTCTCGAAAATCAATTCCATGACAGCAATTTAGATAGAATCACCGAACCAACCGGCCGCTTCTGCTTGCTCCTGCGTCAATATTTCAGAGTCGCTGGGCATCAGATATTGGAACATCACCACCGGCGACGTGCTGATGTAGTACGTCATCGCGTCGCGCTCTTCCTGCGTGAGTTGTGGGAACAAAGCGATGAGCGCATGCAAGTCGCGCTGTGGGTGTACGTTGATGGCTAGATCAGTGTCACCGACGCACGCCCACTGTCCTGTAGTGGGGTGCTGGATGGTGGCCAGCAACATCGTCGTGGTGCGCCCAGGTTCGTGCAACACCTTTGGTAGCTTCAAGTTGTACAGCTCGCGGCTGATGCCTTTGGCGCGTTGCTCGCTGGTGAGGTTCAGGCGCGCGGTGACGGGGAGGTATACGGTAGCCATTAGGGATAGATGCTGAAATATGTATTCTGGTCTGTCTCGATGCCGGTGCGGTTGCTGGTTTGGTCAGCCGACCAAAAAACAACTTCTTGGATGCCACCGTCTAAACCATTGGCGCTATTACTCAATTTGTTTATAGTAATGGTATCGGTAAAATTGCGCGTCGTTGAACTTGTGTTGCCATTGTAATGAAACGTACCGTCATTAGAACTGTTTCTAATAAGAGCGGCTAAATATTGCGCTGAAGCTGACACAGACCATGCCCATGTATAAAAGCCAGTAATACGAGTGCGGAATGTTGTTGTGCTTATTGGTGCCCATTGGTTATTGTTAGGGCCTATAAGCGTCCACGAAGCGGTTGCAGCCTCATTTTGAGCAACCCAAAAAGCAGAAGCAGCAGAACCGGGCGACCACGTTGTAAATGTCATGTGAGTCGAGCCACTGAATGTCACCGAGGGCTTCGTGTTTAAGGTTGTGACTGCCGTACCGTTATATATCTGCGGCTGGTTGCCTGCCGTCGCTTGCGTGGCGTTGTTGCTGTTGCCACTCATATCGTACCAGACCGAGACGTAACCGGCTGACGCACCGCAATGCGTGGCGATGGCTGCCGTGTCAAGGTCGCCGTTACTGTCAAACCCAATATCAGCCTCAGCGTCATCGCTGGCGCGCCTGACCTTCATGCAATAGCCGGTGTAGTCCTTGTCTAGCTTGCGCACAGAGTAGGCCGCCGCCGCGCCGGTGTAGGTGTCTAACAGCAAATCGACCACCGCGCCAACCGTGCGCACCATCTTTAGCGACAGCGGCAAGGTGCCGCGCGTCTCCGCTGTGGCGTCGGTATCGTTGAGGCCGGCAAGCAGTGCCGCCTTAGCTGTCGCAAACGTGGCGTTATCTGCTGGCTGCGTGGTGTACTGCGTCCAGTCGCCTGCGGTGTCTGGGTCGGCTTGGAACTTCGTGCTGTAGTACAGCGTGCGGTTAATCGTGTCGGTCTCGCCGACGTCGCTGACTTCGCTCTCAGCATACCCGTCGCCGTCAGGTCGCGCGGTGTAGTACACTTCCAGCGTAGCCGTGGCGCCGCTGCGCTCGCTTTCGGCCTCGGTGCTGTAGCGGTCGTGGTACTGTACATCTGCGCCGCCGCCAGTGTCGATAGTCGCGGTATTGCCTGCAATGGTTAGTGTGCCGTTCGATACCACCAGCTTATTGACCGCACCGCTGGGGTCGCCGTCGGCCTCTTCAACGGTGAAGGTGTTGCCTGGGAACTGCGTGACCACCTGCGCAGTGCCTGTGCGTTGGATTCGCACGTCGTAAGTCTGTTCAAGGATGTAAAACCTTTGGTCTGGCTCAAACTGAATGTCAGAAGTATCAAAGTCAATAGACTGAACCTCCACGCCATTGATCGTGCCTGACTGCCTATCCAGCGCAGAACGGACCTCAATGCCTAGGCTCATTCCAGTTTCATAGTCATCGGCGATGCAGTACAGTTCTACGCGCGCGGTGTCCAGTTTGGATGTGGCGTTCTTAGTGCCGCTGGGTGTGGTGTCGGTTACCGTGTAGACGATGAACGGCGTGACAGCATCTTGCTGCGCCAACTCTGGGTAGATGCGATCACCGCAGATTGCACCCACCGCCACGCTGTCTTTGAGCAGCTTATATATCGCTTTGCCTGTTTCCATTACAGCTTGTATTTATTGAAAGTGGCGCGCATGTGGGCCAAGAACATACGTTCCATGACAGGTCGGTAGCGCTTAAAGAATGGTACAATCTGATTGTAGTTGCGACTGCCTACCGTTTTATTCATGCCGCCGACATGGCCGCTCTCTACAATGCCTGCGAACCAGCCATCATTTTTTAAGGTGCCGCCTGATCGCGGTCCCACAAAGACATTGATTTTACTACCTCGGCTATTCTTCACGCCTATGCTTCGTGCCAAGGTGCCTTTAGGTATTTCCATGCGCACCTTGCCTTCACCGCGCTTTGCCCTGGTCATGCCTTGCGTGCCTTCGTATACCTTAAAGTCATCTTTCAGCTGTAGAGGCCGCAACTTGCGCTTCAGCTTATTGCTGGCCGCGCTACCAATCTTCCTGTTTCCCTTGCGCAGTTCCTTGGCCATTTCCTTTGGGAAGTCGCCAATGCGTCCAATCTGCACCACTAGTTCATCCAGCCCCACGATTTCGCCGGCCTGACCTTTGCCAATACGACCTGACGCCGCCTCACGAAGTCTAACGCCCATCGCTGCCTTTCTCTTTGCAGAAGATGCGCAGGCCGTCACGCCGGCCTATCTCTTCAAATCCTAATATCTCATATTCCCGCGTCTCGAAGATGATTGTATCATCCTGCGCAATGGTGATGCCACCGCCAGCGTCAGTGGGATTGGGGTGACGGATAATGAAGGTGACGCTACGTTGCGGGAATATCTGGAACGCCTTCTTACTCTCGCTGGCACTGCCTGCGTATATCACCTGCGCCCAAACGCTAGTGTCTGCCGTAGTGTTCACCGGCTGGCCGTAATCATCCTGCGTGCTGCTGGTGATGCGGCGCAGATCAATCTTTCTATCTAGCTGACTGAACCTCATCGAAAGGAAATAATGCGGTAAGGATTGACCAACGCTTCCAAACCCAATTTGAGTTTGGTAGTGATCGTGCCGGTGATTTCTGGTTGCCGCAGTTCGTACATGTGCGACACCAGCAACTTGATTGCGTGAACCAGTGGCGCAGGCACTGAGGCCGCATCATACCCAAGCAGTGATACCGTCGCCTTAATCTTTGACAGATTGTACGTGTATGCGCTCGGCATATTAATCAGCTGGATGCGCGCTGGGTTGCGCTTTACATTCAAGATGTAATCTGTGTCCTGAGTTAGAGTCACATAGCTTTCACCGGCGTCGTTGGCATACTGCAAACCTCCCCAGGTGTCCACTGGGCCGATAGGTATCTCATAGTCTTTCAAGACATCATCGTAGTAGATGTAAGCAATGCGCTTGCCTAACCGCACATTGGTCATGTTCTCCACGTAATTGATAGCCGCTTGCCGCATAGCTTCTATCATAGAGTCTTCGTCACTGTGCGTCACGCGCAAGTGTGCTTTGAGGTCAGCGGTGCTGATTACCGAACTAGGCGCCTGACCGCCAACTAGCACCGTTAAATCTTCTTCTATGGTGTAACGCATGACGGCAATTTCGACAAAAAAAAGGGAGGGCCGAAGCCCTCCCAATTTATGTGGTCACCCTCTATGCAGTTACTCCATTGTCCCCGCAATCGTGGTGCCGTTTTATTCAGGATTACGCACCCAAGATGGTTGCTCCTGTGTCGTTGGTCAGCAAGAAGCCCATGTGATCTGGCGTCCGCAACTTGACATCAAAAAATTGATCAGCAACAATTTTTACTGTACCTCCAGAAATCCCGCTATATGGGTCAATTGTCAGCGAAAGCCCGCCCCAGCTGGCCCAGAAAACATTGCTGAAGTCACCGTAGAGGATACCGCCACATTCGGCAACGTCACCGAAAGCAACGTCAGAACCGCCGTTCAAGAACTGATCAGCCTTGGCCAAATCAATGTCAAGGCGTGGGAAAGTACCCGTGGTCACAACATTGTAGCCGTAGATCTGATTGTTCGCCATCACGGGAGCGCCACCGGCGCCAGTGGTGTTGGTGTTGAACAGAACGGCTGCGGTGCTGGGGTGCATCACAAAGGCACCGTTGGCAACACCATTGCCGCTGATCGTGCCCCAAAGTTTGGCAACGTCATTGGCGTTAGCTACTACCAGGTCATTGGTTCCAGTCTCCGTGGCCAAGACGATCGTGGCCTCACTCTGTGCGCGGCTATCGCCAGCGGTAGCAGAAAGAGCCAAGGTGCCACCACTCAAGGTGCCGCCCTGATCAATCATGTTCTGGAATGCCACGCGGTCAATCTGCGTGCCGATAGCTACACCAAAGTCAGTGGCGATGACCTGTTGCATGTTACCAGTTGCCTGGTTCAATGCCTCTTTGGTCACGGTGATTTCTGCGGCGTAGCGCTGAGGCGTCAGCGTGACTGACTGCATAGCACCGGTGAACGCCGTAGCCGCTGCACCTTCTGCTGGTGTGCTGGCCGCGTCATTCGGCAAAGTGGGCAACTTGATGTCACCAACAAAGCCAGTAAGCTGCGTGGCACCGACCTGCTGAATAACCGAACGAGGGCGCAGGGCCTCACGTACAGCGGCGGCCACGGTTCCCGTAGTGGTCACGGCATCATCTACGCCAGCTAGGCCGCTGTCGTTACCGTAGGTGTTACGCATCTGCAGGTAGCTCTGTGGCAGGGCTACGTTTCCGCGCAGGGCAAGTCCCATGCTGGATGCTTCGCGCTGTGCTTCTTGCAACATCTCTGCTTCTGCTCCGTCCATGGGGCGGCCGTGTGCAGCGTTGTTGAGTGCGCGCAACAAGTTGAACTCATTGCCAACGTTGGCCAGTTCCTTTTCCTGTGCAACAGAAGCGGCGCCAGTGTGGGCCATACGCTTGATGCGTGCTTCGTTCTTTGCCAGGGCGTCGCGCTGGTGTTCAGCGTCTTCCAACTTGCTGTGAATGTCTTGCGTCTCTGACAGCTCGTCCGCCGTCAAGGCACGCTCTTCCGTTTGGGCGATCGCATTGATCGACTCCAACTTCTGCTCCAGCTTGTGAATGTGCTGCTGGGCGTCTGTGCTTGTCTTAAAATTCATGTGACACGATTTGCGCTCCAAGATAACAGGTTTCCTTGGTGCAGTTTCCTCTTTCTGTTCTACAACTTCCACCGCCTTTTTTCTCGCTGTTACCTCGGTATTCTCATACGCTGGGTATGTTACCGGCGATACATCGAACAGGCGCGCAACCTTGGTGACGGTGCGCAACTCACGTTCACTGTCGAACTCCTGTTCGGCAATGGTAAAAGCAAAGCTGGATTGGTTGATGTCACCGCGCTTTATCATCGCGTGCAGATCGCGTGCGGCCTGCGTGTTGACCAACTCTGCGCGATACTTCAAGCCTTTCTCATCGACCGACAGTTGCAAGGTGCCATTGGTTGTCCTGGCAAGCGGTGGCGGTTCATGGTCGAGCAGAAGTCGCACATCATCGGTGAGAACGTCGTCGAACGCTCCACGCGCGATGACTTCGCGAAAGGCCCCAAGGTCGGTTTCTTCGTCGAAGATGGCCGCGTAGCCTTCAAGTACCATTTCACCAGCGGCACGGATCTCCATAGTGCGCGTGCGCTTTTCCATATCAGGCGCCTTGCGCTCTTCCACTTCTTCATTTGTCTTGCGTTCGTCTTCCATTTCTTCGACTCTTGCTTTACTCCACCGTAGCGCTGGATCACCGCCCCACATCAGATATGAGATAGTGCCGCACGCCTCGGTGTCGTCTGGTTTGTAATACGTTCTTGCCCTGCTCAAATAGCTGTACATTCTCACGGTGCGATCGTGGCTCAACGTCTCACGATTGCGCAGAATGCGACAGGTTTCTTTGCCCACGGCTGTGGCACAGCTGCCGCCTTTCTCTTCGTTGAGATCAAAGCCGCGCTGAGCGGCCTCGGTCATCGCCTTGGGATAATCATTGTACGGCATCGCTGCTTAGCTTATTGCTGTACTCATCAAGGCGATCTAAAGCAATCTGGTTGACCTGCACAGTGTGTTGGTCGCCGCCATCAACGCCGTTCATGTCTTCCATGCTTCTAGCCTCGTTGATGCTGATGATACCGCTTTTCACCAACGTGTCATAGTAGTTGGCGCGTGCTGCGCTGTCGCCGCGTAGCAGGTCGCTCAAGTCAAACTTGCTGAATTCGTTGCTATCGCGGTTCAACAACTTCATATCCAATTCCTGTTGCAGGCGCTTGCACCAAGGAACAATAGTGTACTTGGCAAACTGAATGGCCTGCTGTTCGGTGTTGCTGTAAGTGACGTTGGATTGTACGCCCACCAGTGACGGTGGCACACCAAAGATTCTGCAGATCTCTTGGTTCTGAAAGTCGCGCTGTTCATCCATCTGGGCGCTGGCTGGATCTACGCTGACACGGTTGTAGTCAAAACCAAACGGCAGCAGCTTGGTGCCTAAGCGGTCGCCGCTGTTGTTGAAGCTATCGCGGATGATGTCTATTTGTTCTTTCTTCAGTGGTTCGCGGCTGGATAGGAAACCAGTCATGTTGCCTGACGAACCAAAGAATTCTGCTGCGTAGTCCTGGGCGGCTTTGGCCAGCCCCAAGGTTTCACGGTGCTGCTCAATGACACTGAGGCCATAGGTGTTGCGCACGCAGTACATCTCATTAGGCAAGTAATTGCGATCACCGTGAACGAATACGCGCGTAGTGCCCACTAGCTTGACCTCTACTTCGTTTGGTGGCAGGCGGTGCAATGCCAGTGGCTCGGTGGTGCGTGGGTCACGCACGATGACCGCATACGCTTTGCCGTAAA